GACAACCTTCGAAAGGCCCCCGCCATCCTGGTATGGACAGTTTGCCAACACTATTCAAATCCACCGTTCTGCTGATACCCTTCGATCATGTTAGTAATGCGCCAGTTATAGGTGTAACCTATGCGAGAAGAATACAGACCGAGTGCGGATATCGTGGATTCTTCATATGCAGTGTCGGTTCTCAAGTGCAACTACCTGTAACCTAACTCTCAAATATCGTCTTTAACGTCTAACAATACCTCACAAAAGTTTACATACACACAGCATTCGTCTCTTTAGTCCACAATGACCACAAATGATATACTTGTCATGTCTCAATAGTTAAGCTGACCAAGCCCGTCGAACATTAGGGTCAGTGTCGTAACTAGTCGGTGACTTGGCGAAGTTCACGTGCCAACTGTGGCATAATACTCGACATGCCTGACTGGTACAGAAGTCTCTGGGTATTTCACTACCGGTATTTACTAGGCTTGGGCTGACTAGGAACGGGAATCGTGCAGAACTGCGTCGGCACGTATGAGATTTGTGTCTGTGTACTAACACATGGCAAGTATGCCGGTGAGATATCTGATAATGACTCTAGACGCATTGAGAAGGATCGTTAAGAACAGCCGAGGCTATGCTGATAAGTATGCTGCGGAAGGCAGATACACTCCAGTGAGTGGTCTTAGAAAACGCCACCTGTTAATAGGCCATGCATCCCGTATTAATGGAAGACATTCCTCCCTCTCGCTGCATTGGCTCATATCATATAATAACCGTACTAGAGATTACTGTTGACTCCCGACTATATTTAGTAAGTGCTCTAATCCACTGGTTCGGTATGGGCTATCTGGAATGCCCGAACCGATAAACTAATGAAGAGATGTAACGAGTGGAATTAAACAAGGATCTCTTATTAACGGAGAAGGGCACACAGAAGCGGATAGGGATAGTTAATACACAGCAGAGTACGACCCACTACGCCAAGTCGTAAGAACAAGGGCTGTGCCGCTGCAAGTACGGCCGTATGCATCCAAGGCCAGGACTGGAAGGGAAAATAGATCTAATGGAAAAACTGACACGAAAGGAGACACCACTAAGCCTAATGAAGATACCCCTGACCACCAAGTACGTTTCCCATTCCAAAAAAACCGACTGGTTTTGGTTACCGTCGAACGATTACCCAAGGAAAAACCTTGTGCGCAAGAGGGATAATGAGCAAGCGCAAGAAGAGTCGAGTAGTTTCTGAACGTGAGAAAGAACACTTGACAGGTGCCGCTAAAGGTGCATTAGAGTTGAAACGTAAAATGGACGAAAAGAAGAAAGCGGATGAGAAGGCAAAGGAAACACCTGTCGAAAAAACTACAAACAAAAAGAAAGTAACGGGAGGAAAAGTTTATAAAAAGCCAAGTGCTACCGAGAAACCACCGACTATTAATCGGAGTAAAAAGGGGGGTGAGAAAACCACTTCTACTAAAGAAATAGGTACAGGAGGGCATGCTGGAAGGAATAAAACCGAAAAAGTTACACCTACTACTGATAAAACGGCTGTCCCTACTAAGGATCGGAGTACAAAGCTGCGAAAAAAAACCACTTCTACTAAAGAAATAGGCACAGGAGGGCATGGTGGAAGGACTAAAACCGAAAAAGACGTTGAACCAGAAACTACAACAGAAGCACCTCAAAAACGTGTAACAGGGAAAAGCCAAAGGTAGAAGTAGAAAAGCCAAAGGTAGAAGTAGAAAAGCCAAAGGTAGAAAAGCCAAAGGCCGCTGACACTAAGCCTGGAAGGAAAATACCTAAATTTGGCCGAAAAGAAAAATCCTACTAAGGAGTTTAGGGAACTAGAGGGAGAATTACCGAAGTCTGGAACTAAGGTAGAAAAGGCCAAAGAATCAGAGGATGTAAAAAGAAATCTGGTGGCAAAGAGGGGTATTTTTCGAGGATAAAGAAAGTTTTAAGCAAAAAGGTAAGGGTGTAAATGCACGGGAAACATACAGGCGGCAACGTAAAAGAGGTGGAAGCACTAAGGATTTACTTACAAAAGACAGAAACAAGAAGTTTACAATGACTGGTAGCCGTGGAAAGGGATTAGATGTTGACAGTCCTAATAAGACTTATGATTCTAGGTATAAGGTTAAAAAAGGGGAAAAAGGGGGTAGCACATCACCTAATAATAATCACCTAAAAATAATAAAAAAATACCTAAAAAAGATGCTACTGTGGAGTTTAGGGCAAGAGGAGGCAAGGAATTATCCATGGAAGAAAAACAGCCTTTAAACAAAGAGGCAGCAGCGAAGTATGGGACTATTCATAAACCCGCAAAAGTGGAAAAACCAGCTGCCCGCATCGGTAATAATATAAATCCACCTGGAATACAACGTCTATGACCGATTCTCAGTTGAAGACTAGAAACAAAAGAACCTTTAATGTATTAAAAAGTAGGGGAAGATAACCCTAAAGAAAGGAAAATAAAATGGTATGGGGAGCAATAGCAAAAGCTGTAGGTAGTACCGCCCTAAAGTTGGGGGCTAAAGAAGCTACAAAGGCTGGAGTGAAGTTAGGTGCTAAGGCAACTGGCAAGGCACTTATAAAGAAAGGTGCTGGGAAGGCTCTTAAACATGTAGGAAAGCAACACCTGGCAAAGGCAGAGAGACAGGCAGTTAGAAGGGAAAACATAGGGTATGGCGAGAGTGGCAGTGCTAGATATGCACGAAAGCCAATGGACATAGAGAACGCATAAGGGATAATATATGGCAGGTACGGTAGTATCAACAACACCCAGGCCCACATATGGTGGGCGTACGCTTAGTAGCAGGGAAAGGCAACTTGAGGCACGGTTTAGGACTACTTATATTCCTAATTTCCAGGCTACAAGTCCTTCATATGCTGCTGTTGGCTCACCACATGTAATATCCTCACGAGCTAAAACAGCATCGGCATTAGGCAGGCAGGGTGCATCAATGTTGGGAGGAATAGGAGTTACGGCAGCTGCAAACTATTTAGCCCCCACGTTGATGGCAAATCTCGGAGCCTCAGCTGCAAGCATGATGGGCCCTGCTTTAAGCAGTCTAATGTCAACTATGGCAGCTGCCGCTCCATATATTGCTGTTGCTTTAATTGTAGCAGGCTTAGTGATGGGAATGACATCTAAAAGTAGTCGTAATATACAGTTATCTGGTTATAGTCTGCCAGCAAATGCACCAGGACGTATTAAAGAGATTAGGTCTAAACAGGGAACCTATAACAATATCACGCTATCGCTATTTTCAGACTGCATATGACCAAGCTACTGCTCCTCTGAACAGGGCACACACTCTTGTACAGCAGAGGCTGGTTCTTTGAGTAGATATTTCCTGGGATGAGAACAATTTCCAGCCAACTTGATGAGGCAAGGGCTGCTGCACTTGGTGGATCAGGTAGCCAGGGAGAGGCGTTTAGTAAATTACAGGGATATGCTGACGGTCTTTATAGGCAGAAGGATTTATAGAAGAGCTTTTTCAGGACCCAATGGCACAAAGTTATATGGGACGTAAAACCAAGATGCCATTTGAAGAGTTTGAAAAAGGTTTTAAGTTTTCAACTGATGTTTGGATAATGGATAACTTAACTATTCCTGGCCAGGAACGGGCCAGGCAAGAGGCATTGGCCGAGGCAAATAGAGCTACAGTAAGAGGCTCTGGCCGTTATGGGTATATAGGTGGATCTCAGGCTCAGGGCATGGTATACAACTATCAGTCTCCAATGCAATAGCTATAGCAGGTTATGAGGGAGTGCGAGGAGGTTACGTGCCTGCATATGGGGGAGGGTATGGGATTATAACCAAGGATGCTCAAATTGCTGGTCAGTATATAGGTGGAACTCAGCTCAGGCCTCGACATATCGGCCTCCCGAATATGGCAGCAGGCTGACTACCGCTGAGTATAATGCAAGATACGGTCCTATTTTGTCAGCAGCAGAAGCAAGAGCTAAAGCGACAAAGGATGTTACTGCACCATTTGATGCTGAATTAGCCAAGATGAGGGATTTTACGGGAAGTACTCCTCAATTTGGAGACTATACTATGCTCAGGCCGTTTGAACCTAACTGGACCCCAGGTACACCACAATTAGGATTACCAGCAGATGCTCCAGGCCCTGACCTTGATACATTAAAAGAAAGATTAACTATAACAGATGAAGGATATTATGGTGGTATGGCGGGCGGTGGTATTCCACAATTTAGATTTAATGCGCCAAGACCAAGGATGAGCCAGCGTGGAATGGCTAGACAGGCGTAATTTATATTTATATTTTTAGAAAGGAAAGGGGACTATTTATATGACAGTGGTAATGGAGAGTAAAGGAGAAAAAATAGAGGGATTTTGTAAGGCGATGGAAGACTAGTGACAGGTTCAGCATTGTCACACTTGCGAAAGACAATACGGTATTTGTAATTAAAGACTCAGAGAAAGAAAAAGATGAGTTGGGACATCAGATAGAAATTGATGTCGAAGAAGTAATAAGTGCTCCTTTAAGTTCTATTATTGCGGTACTAAACGGTAGGAATGAAATTGTAGTAAAAGGTTATACACGTATCGTAGGATATTATTCAGGAATTGCTAATTGGAATAAGAGCAAGATAGGCGAATTGAGAGACAGGGCTAATGGCCAGTATGGTACAGGTGGGTTCACGTATAAAAATCAGGATGAACGACTTAACTATATAGACAAACATTAAATTGATAAGGGGGGATAGGATGATATCTCCGAACGCTGCCTCCGACAGTTTCCTCCCTTTCTTTCGGAGATTACTACGGAGGGTAAGATTATGGCAAAAAAAGGTTTTAAAGCAGTTATATTACCAGATGTTCATATAGGCGACAAAGGATACGATAGCGTATATGATTCGGTTAAAAAGTTCCTAAAAGAATTTAAGCCAGACAAGACATACTTACTGGGTGACTTCGCAGAATGTGCAAGTCTCAGCCATTGGGAGATGGACAGTAAGCGTAAGATGGAGGGAAAGAGACACTTTAATGAAATAAATGCATTAAAGCGTGAACTTGACTTCATCCAGAAATACAGTAAAGAAGTAATATGGTTTGAAGGAAACCATGAGAATTGGGTTGAACAGTATATTGATAACCACCCAGAGGTAGAGGGGCTGGTTGAATACCCCGTTCTTCTGGACTTGAAGAAACGTGGCATAGAGTGGGTTAAACATAATGATTTATACAGGATAGGTCAGTTATATATGGCTCACGGGATGTGGATTGGAGAGCATCATGCCAAATTACATTTATCTAAATTAGGTTGTAATATTGTATATGGACACACACACAGGAGTCAGGTTTATGGTATTAACATGGTTATGCAAAAAACTCTCAAAGCTTGGGGGCTCGGTTGCTTGTGCAATAAGAAACCATCTTACTTGAGAGGTAAAGCTGGAAGCTGGGATCACCAGTTTGCAGTGCTGTATGTGGCAAGTAATGGTGAGTTTAATTTGTACCCTATAGACATTATAAATAATAGATTTTATTTTAATGGGAAGAGTTATGAATCCAAATCAAAGAGAGTCAGTGGCACAATATGAGAGGTATATGAATAAACACTCGAAGGACCTTGCTCGCTTGACTGTATCTATTATGAGTATAGTTGAGGAATGTGGCGGTGACTAGCTATGAGCAGGGTGGGTATGGATATAAGGTTTTTATAGAGAAACAACCAGTAATGAATGATCTCTTTGAAGATTACAGGATGATGATGATGATGAAGACTGGTTATTAGACTTAGAGGAGACAGGGTAAATGAGACACCCATTTGAAAGTACATTAACAGACCAACAGGGGCATGTGGTAGTAAGTGGCGATGTTACGGTTTACCTTACAGGTACAGCAACAGAGGCTACTATATACGCTGCCAGTTCTGGTGGTAGTGCGGTTACGGGCAGTAAGGTTACTTCGGGAAGTGATGGTTCTTACAGTTTTTGGATAGATGAAAGCGACTATGGTGTAGACCAGCTTTTCAGGGTGACGCTAAACGGAGGTTCCGCTTTTACTACAAGGACTATAGATAATATACCTATTGTAAAGAGTACAACGGTATCATTACAGGTTTTAGCTATTGCACCTACTACTGATAATACAACAGGTGATGGTAAACATTACTGGCATATACCCGCTTCAATGAACGGGATGGATTTAGTCGGTGTTCATGCAGAAGTAATAACAGCAGGTATTACAGGGACTTTAACCGTACAGATAGCAAATGTTACGGATTCCGTTGATATGTTATCTACTGCTATTACTATTGATACAACAGAGACAGGTTCTGATACAGCAGCAACAGCTGCAGTGATTAACACATCGAATGATGGTGTGGCAACAAATGATGTTATAAGGGTTGATGTGGATGCTATTCATAGTGGCACAGCAGCCAAAGGCTTAATAGTTACATTAGATTTTAGAATACCTAATTCATAATCTGGAGATATAGATGGCTAATAAATTTTATCCAGCAGTTGCTTTGACAGGTGGTGGTACTGGTGCACTTGATAAGATAGATGGAATGGACCTGTCAGATTTAGATGCGGCTATGGTGGTAACAGGCAATAAGGCATATTTTTACACACTGGATGATAGTTCTGGTGCAAGTGAAAGTTCCCCTGGTGTTATATCTCCTGATACCAATGCAGGTAATAAAAGATGGATACTGAAGGGAAATGCTTTAATAGGGGATTATAAAGGTAATTGGGCTGCTTCTACTGCTTACGTAACGAGAGAGCTCGTTAAAGACACATCTAATAATAATATATATTATTGTAATACATCACATACATCAAGCGGTTCCCAGCCCATTAATACCAATACTGATAGTGCCAAGTGGGATTTGATTGTTGATGCAGCAGCTGCAGCTACATCTGCAACTGCGGCAGCAACTTCGGCAACTGCGGCAGCAACTTCGGCAACGGCAGCAGCAGCTTCTGAGACTGCGGCAGAGACGGCTGAGACTAATGCTGAGACAGCAGAAACTAATGCAGAGACAGCAGAAACTAATGCAGAGACAGCTAAGACAGCAGCTGAAACAGCAGAGACTAATGCGGAAACAGCGGAAACAAATGCATCTACATCTGCTTCTGCGGCATCTACATCTGCAAGTGCTGCAAGTACATCTGCAAGTGCTGCAAGTACTTCTGCAAGTGCTGCAAGTACATCGGCAAGTGCTGCAAGTAATGCAGTCTAGCAAGCGCTGCAAGTACATCTGCAAGTAATGCAAGTACATCTGAAACAAATACAACTTCAGCAGTAGGAGCTTTGGCTTGGAAGTATACCTTTGATAGTAGTACTTCAATGAACGACCCAGGCGCAGGGGATATAAGATTTGATAATGCCACTATAGCTTCAGTTACTAATCTGGCTATGGATGCAACTTCAGCAGATACTGGAAATCCTGATATATCTGATTTAATCGCAAGTATAGATGATGGCAGTAATGATACACATGAGGGTTATATAACGATACGAAAATCTGGTACACCTGCTACTTTTGCCTGTTATAGTGTTACAGGAGCTGTAGTAGATAATACAGGATGGTTGCAAGTACCAGTAACCCATGTTGCATCCAACGGCACAATATCAAATACCGACACACTTTATATATCATTTATACGTACTGGTGCTAAAGGGGCAACTGGAGCAACAGGGCCAGCAGGTGCAGGTAGTGACACTCCTGCTGATAATGTATTCAGGATTACAGATCAGACTGATACAACTAAGAAGATAGCGTTTGAGGCTTCTGGTATATCAACAAGTACGATAAGAACAATTACCATGCCTGACGAAGATGTTACTCTTGAGGCCCGTGCTAGTTTGGGATCAAGTTCTATGATTAGAACAAATGGCAAGACAATATCGGAAAATATAACCTTTGCAGGTACAGAGAACGGAAGTACTATAGGACCCGTTACTGTTGCAAATACCTATACGGTTACCGTTTCTAATGGTTCAAGGTGGGTAATACTTTAGGGAATAAAATTTTTAATTAGGAGAAAGTAAATGGGACAGATAGAATTAGATGGTTCAAATAGTACACTACAAGCCGATGTTATCAGGGGGCAAACTGGTACTACGGTTAAACTGGGTGGACTTCTTGATACGGATGGGAATTACATCCAGACAGAGAAGGGTGGAGATATAGCTTCGGCTAGTCCACTCGTAATTGACACAGATGGAGATTACTTTGATGTAACAGGTACAGTTAGTTTTGCTGCCTATGACGGTTAGCTGCTGACAGGCAATTCACTTTGCAGTTTGATGGAGTGTTGACAATGACACATCCATGCTACTAATTTAGATTTACCTGGTGAAGCAAATATACAACAGCAGCAGGGGATGTTGCAACATTCCAGTCAACAGCTTCTAATACTGTACAATGTATTAATTATACAAGGCAGACGGAACGCCAATCGTTTCTTCGTCACACACCCCAGAAGGTACGGCAGTATTATCTACATGGAGAAGGCGGGGGAACGAAGTTTTTAAGAGAAGACGGGGATAATAGTTGTTCCTGGCAAACTGCACCAGTTACTTCTGTTAGTGGTTCTACTGGTGCTGTTGCGGATGGCGACATAGACCATGACTCTCTGGGAAACTTTGCCGCAAATGAACACTTCACGCAAGCTAATATTACTGCGACAGGAACTATTGCAACTGGTGTATGGAATGGAACTGCCATAGGCAGTGCCTATTTAACATCAGCTTCAACAACGGTATCAGGTGCATCAGAACTTGCAACAACAGCAGAAACTAATACAGGCACAGATACAGGGAGAACGGTTACACCAGATGCTCTTGCAGGTTCTTATGCTGGCACGGAAACAGTACAGGCAGTAGTATTTGAATTTGCTACGGACACGGAAACTGGAAACGGAAAATATTATTTCATGTTCCAGCATCAATGAACGGAATGAATTTAGTGACTGTTCATGCAGAGGTTATTACAGCAGGTACTACTAATACAACAAATATTCAAATACACAATGCAACTGATGGACAGGATATGCTTTCAACTGGATTAACTATTGATAGTACCGAAACTGGTTCTGATACAGCAGCAACACCAGCAGTAATAAACGCATCTTATGATGATGTGGCAACAAATGATGTTATAAGAATAGATGTTGACCAAGTTTCATCAACAGCAGCCAAAGGATTATTAATTACAATGGAATTCAGATTACCTTAATTATAATTTAGGAGAAAAAATGCAATTATTAAGAAATATTGTATCTTTATTAGAGTTCATGTCATCTACACATGATGGCTCTGAGGCTACCGATGGAGACTATAAGGTAATCACATTCAATTCATCTGGAACTTGGACACCTGTTGTTGGTTCTAACCCCACATACGGTGACAATGTAGAGTATCTTGTCATCGCTGGTGGAGGTGGTGGCGGTGCGGCTCAGGCTTCTGGTGGTGGTGGTGCTGGAGGCTACTTGACTAATGGAGCAGTAGATTTTACAGTTACAGACCAAGCATTTACAATAACCGTAGGTGGTGGTGGTAGTGGTGCTGGTTTAAGTGGAATCTCTGGTACAAATTCAACTTTTTCTTCCATTGATGCTACTGGTGGTGGTGGAACGCAGGACTCAGATTCTGGCAAGGCTGGCGGTTCGGGTGGTGGCGGTTCGGGCAGAAACTCTAACGCTGGTGGTGCTGGTGATGCTGGTGGAAATAATGGTGGAGGTCGCTTCAACTGGTACGACTTGGCATGATGACGCTGGTGGTGGTGGTGGTGGTGCTGGTGCAGTTGGTGGAAATTCTCCAAATGACGATACTGCTGGTGCTGGTGGTGCTGGAAGTGCATCATCTATTACAGGCAGTTCTGTGACTCGTGCTGGTGGTGGTGGTGGTGGTGCAGACGATGATGGTGTTGCTGGTACAGCAGGAGCAGGAGGTACTGGTGGTGGTGGAGCAGGAGGTACACCTGGAGTAGGTGCTACAGCGGGGACAGTAAATCTAGGAAGCGGTGGCGGTGGCTCTGGTTATCCAGAGGTTGGTGGCTCTGGTGGTTCAGGCGTGGTAATAATAAGATATAAATTTCAATAAGGGATAGGAGATTAAGTATGCACATTTTGCAGAAATAGATGAGAATAATATAGTCAAAAGGGTAATAGTTGCAGAACAGATTTTATAGATTCTAGTGCTGTTGGTGATTCTTCTAATTGGATACAGACAAGTTATAATACAAGAGGTGGTATTCATTATACTCCTGATAGTGATGAACCTGACGGTGGTACTGCTTTAAGAAAGAACTTTGCAGGAAATTGGATATACTACGATAGTGATAAAGATGCTTTTTATACATCGCAACCTTATCCGTCATGGCTTTTAAATGAAGATAGTTGTCAATGGGAATCATCTGTATCTTACCCTGATGATGACAAACGATATAAATGGAACGAAGAAAATCAAAGTTGGGATTTGGAAGATGGGGTTGGGTTAGAATAAATTAATTTAATAGGAGGCAGGAAATGATGAAAGGTTATAAGACGTGGATAGCAGCAGGATTGGCAGGAGTAAGTGCAATATTAACAAGTCTTGGTTATGTAGATTTAGCTAAGATAGTGGTAACAGTAGCGGCAGGATTTGGTTTTGTCGGTATAGGGCATAAGATACAAAAAGCGGCAGCAGAGATAAAGGGCCCCACAGTACTATGATAACACCTGCAAAACACGTAACCGATAAAATATTCGAGCTGGATATGCCTATTGAGCAGTTTTTACCAAGGCAAGCAGATGTACTAAAAGGCAAGTGCTTGATATATTGGTTGAGTGGCAGGCTGAATGGGAGGCAGAGAGAGCAAAATGGATGAGACGGCAGGAGTTGTAACAGATATGGTAACAAAGGGGTTGGAGTGGGAACTCCTATTCACACTCTTTCAGTTAATGGTAGTTGGTTATATACTGATTACCATTAAATCCTTTCTTTTTAATGAGTTTGCGTGGCGTAAATTCAAGGGATCACTTGTTATAGGTATAGGTGCAAAGGTGAGGTTATTTAATGATGATGGCAGTGTTGACGGCAAAATTATATCAGCTAATAGATCAACTATTAAGATTGAAACAGAAGACGTTATTGTATATATACCTACTAAGAAAGTTTCCTGAAAAAGAGTGGTCAGGTCCTTAAATAAAGAAAGGTTAACTGTGGAAGATATAAGAGATATTGTAATACGTACCGATGAAACAGTAAAACATTTAAGAGATAAGTTTGATAAACACGAAGTAGATGGTAATAGAAAATATGACATGTTGATGGAAAGCGCAATACATGTGTTGAATCTGGTCATATAAAGGAACAAAACAGTAAGATTGATAAGATATTAGAGTACTTCATAAAATACAAAAAAAGGGGTAATAGAGTTTGGAGATTAGTCAAGGGTATGATGTTATTTGCAAATATCGTAGGTATTACTTTTTTTTTTTGGTGTTCTGCGTTACTTTAACAACACCTACGGAAGCCAAACTGATTAAAGCCCCTAATATCTCAAGGTCAGACCGATAAAGAGTGTATTGATAGAGCTGACGTAGACATGAGATGGATTGAGGTTTTCAATACTGGCAGTTATAACACACTATATTAATAAGGAGGTTAACCATGCGGTCGTCTGTCATAAAGACGAGATGATGCTGTTTGTTATAAAGGAACTGAAGATGTTAGTATATAATAGGCCAGATGTATAGTGCGGAAGCCAGTGTTGGCAATTATTTAAGTAGATATTAATGACGATAGTGACGAGTTTACAAAGAGGTATAGGGGAATGTTAGACGAATTAAGGTCCCTGGCCTATAAACCAGAACAAAAATGTAATTAAAGGAGGGAAGTAATGTCAGTACATTATTCAATAGAAACAATTTCCAGTGATAAGGATACTAATTTCACTGCAGCACTAGCTCAGAATGCTATAGAGAACGAATCTCTTAGTTTTCCATCTGACTATTCAACAGTGAATATTAACAAGTTGAAGATAAACAGTATAGCAGTTCAGGCTGATTTTACAAATACGGGTGCACACCTTAGATCTTGAGGTTGTATTCTGGAATACAGATGGATATTCAAATACAGACCTGGATACAGATGGATATATAGCATCTGTTCTGTTTTCAAATTCAGATGCAAGACAGATTGCTGGCTCTGGTCAGTATTACTATGAAAGCGAGAATAGCTTTAAATCACCAATATATTACGAAGATGCAGACGGTACAGGTGAATTACATGTTGGATTGGTAAACAGAAGCGCAACCACTTTTCATGCAGACGACACAATTAAATTATCCTTTGTTGTAGAACCTATACTATGACGGCATTAGAACTTACAAATAAGCAGAAGAAAGAGGCTAATGATTTTGCCAATCTGTATACATACCAGCACACAAAACATTCAGATGCTTTCTTTAATGCTGACTATGATATGATATTTGTAAATAAGGGAAACCAGGCAGGTGGTACAGCTGTTATTGCATATAACTTTGTACTGAGAATACTTGGCTGGCATCCTGTGCCTAGAAAGAATATGGTATATTTCAAGTGTGATTCTGCCAGTATATACGAGGATAAACTGAAGAAAACATGGATGTTGAAGGTGTTGAGAGGGGACATTATTTCTCACCGAAGGAATATTTCAGTAATCTGGAAGGTAAGCCATGTCCTCATTGTAATACAAAGATACATAAACATGAAAGGATTCATAAGATATATAGGTTTGCGTCACAGAACCTCCCTGTGGAGAAATCTAAATCTAATGAAGATAGTAGTGAAAGGTCCAGTGAAACAAAGAACACGCAATATCCAGAGTTTACCAGATGGCTACCATCTTTCCTTTTAAAGAAAGATATTACAGCACGAAGACAGGTACAGATAATAAGAGATCCTTATGGTGGGGATGATATAACGATTGAATATGTATCTTATAATCAATCCACACAGTCTGTTGCTGGTCACAAGAGAACAGCACTATGGCTTGACGAGTTGGCACCAGAACCGTTTTATGATGAGCAACCAGCCCGTCTGTTGATAGAAGATGGTGATACATGTATATCATATACGCCTACAGAAGATAATGCTATTGGGTATTATTTTGACCGTATATATGAACGTGCTAAAGTTTATTATAAAAGTAACGCTATAAGGGAGTATTATCTCCGTGAACATAAAACCAAGTTTCCTGAGATAGAATTTACTAATAGTAAGGAGTCTATAGCGGTTATTCAGATGGCAACTGATGATAACCCCTTGCTGACAAAAGACACTATAGACAGGAAATACGCAGGATTTGACGATAGACAGTTGGTTGATATGCGTAGGTATGGTATATTTGCTGCTGTTACAGGTAAGATATATAAACAGTTTGTTCCAAGGATACATATAAGAAAAGGAAGTGATGTTTTTCCAGATGGTATACCCAAGACTGGTACGTTTTTCAGGTCAGAAGACTGGCACCCAACTACAAAGCTTGCTATTATTTTTGTGTATTTATCTCCGTATGATGAGGCGTTTGTGTATGCAGAGTTAAACCCTGACCCAGAGAGGGACAACACACTATCTGTATGTAAGATGATAGCCGATGTAAGTGGTCCTACCAGGAAGTTTGGGATGAACCTTATAGACCCACTGGCCAGTATAAAGCAGTCAAATACAACAAGAAGTGTAGTAGATGATATGAACCACTATTTCAACCAAATGAAGAAGAATGAAGAGTGTACTGGTGGATGGTGGGAAAGTGCTAATACAAAATCTACTGTATCAAGGACAGACCACAATTTAAGAGGTAGGGATGAAATAAGAAGAAGGCTTGCAAATGCCACTTTATGCGAGAAGCCTTTTAATAACAAGATACATCAGAGCGGGCTGGAGAAGAGACTTCCTACTTTATGGATATTAAATGATTGCCCCCTTGCAGCAGATTCGTTAAAGCAATGGAGGCTTGAGAAAGGGAAACCTACTGTTAAATGGAGTCATTTTTGTACGGCTCTTGAGTTTTTAATGAAGGATATTAGGTTTTCTCCAAGAAAACAACTTGTAAAGAAACCTAGGGATTATATACACAAGAGGTATTATCAGACCAAAAGATAAGGAAAAATTATATGGCACAATATAGTGAAGAAGAAACCAAAGCCCTTGCTAATCTAATTATAGATGGCGAATATGTAGTCGGGCAAAGTAACAATAATATTCCAGATGCGGATTATCTGGACTATCTTGATATGTTTGACTGTGAGCGTACAGAAAGGAATTACGATTGGATGTCTGACATATATATGCCTGAGTTTCTATCACAGATGCTTACACAATCTGCTATAGAAGCTGGATTGTACTTTAAGACACATGATTTTGTGGAGGTGTATGTTGGTAATGACGATGAGATGAGTATTCGTTCTGCAAAGGTAAACAAAGATTTAATAAACAACACCCTAAACAGGCGTGATTTATGGTTCTATCAGAAATACATGAGAGCTGTTAATATGAAGAATATATGTGGTGTTACATATTTCAGGTGCTGGTGGGAGCAGGAAACAACAGAAGAAAAGGCTGGAACAGAACAGGTGCCTGAAAGGGTAGGTAGTGACCCAGAGGGTAATTCCGTAGAAAGAATGGTAGAGCAAGACGTTATGCAGGAGGTTGTACTGAAGGATCATTTTAATTTTGATGTTATTGACCCACGGGATGTTTTTACCGACCCATCATATACTTATAGTTTACAGGAAAAGAAGTGGGTTATATTAAGGTTTAATGCCACGGCTGATGAGCTCAAGGCTAATGCAGATACAATGGAATATTTTAATCTTGATAAGCTTAAAGAGGTAAACACACCACCTAAAGCGGGAGCTAAAGGCGATAAGACTACACATCATGGTTTAGATAACAAGCTGGATGCACCTACTACACCATTAAAAACTGGACTGTAATTCAGAGGCTTGGAAAACATTGGGTTATAGTAAAAGAGAGAGATCCTGACGGTAATCCTACAAAGGTAACATGTGGTATTGACAACAGGGGAAAGAAGAGGGATAAGGCAGAACTACATGAGATGGTAATTACATTTGCTATAAGTGACCATAATAAGGTTTTAATAGGATATAATCCAACCCGTTGTATAGATGCAAGGGGTAATCCTTACAGGCCTATATCAAGGGCACTTTGTTATGTTCATCCAGCAAAAGATGATGGCATGGGAGATGGTAAGTGTTTAAAGGAACTCCAGGTCGGTATTAACGACACACTTAATATGGAAAACGATAGAACCAAGTTACATACTATACCTATTATGCAGGGTAACCAACATGATATAACAGATAATGAATCACTGGAGTGGAAACCTGGGGCGTTCTGGCAGACAGAAAGCGGTAACGTATTACAGGAGGTACAGATAGGTGGTGATGTTAATGGTGCCTTACAACAGATTGTTATGTATAAAAGTGCCATGCAACAGGCATCTGGTATATCGGCAGAAACGCAGAGTAGGCTGGCGGCCCCCACCACTACAGCTACTGCAACAGCTAACCAGATGCAGCGTAGTGATACAAGGTCTAATTACAGGACATTAACAATGGAAAACACAGGCCTTAGTGATTTGTATTGGTTTATAACACAGATGGCGGCACAACATATGAAAGAGCAGACAGCTGTAGAGACGCTTGGACAACAAAACGTAGTTTTCTTTAACCCCTATATTGACTTTACATATAAACCATTATCTGCTTCCCTTAACGATGATGCATCAAGACAGGCAAAGGTACAGAACTGGATTTCTATATTGGGTTATATAGCGAATGATCCTGAGAGAAGGGATGCTGTTGATTATATACTGGGAGAAGTTGCTTCCCTGATGGGCAAGGAATATGAAGGGTTCCGTAATAAGTTCTTTGCTAATACACAGGCACCGCCCCCTATGGAAAGTATAGGTGGTGGTGGACAACAGCCGCAAGGTGGAGGTGGAATACCTCCCACTAATCAGTCAGGCTGTAGAACAAACTATGCAGGAAGCTCAATTAACGGAGGGAATGGGTGCTTAATAACGTATATAGTAAGGTAACGGTTGAGGATCAATAGAAGCAACTACACTCAGAAACCTGGAGAAGACAACAGAGTTTATGGCGGCCCTTAATACGGAAGTAGGGAAGGCTCTGTTTAATGATCTTGTATTATTGTTAGACCAGAAGTTTGAATTGATATACAAGGATGAGGCTAACGAGAGAGATAAGGCTATATTTGACGCATGTAAGTACATAGGTAACAGGTGGAACAAGATAATAGAGGTGCATGGTAAGGGTGTAGATAAGATGCAGAGGTACAGGATAGGAAGAATAAGAAAGCAATAGGTTAATTTTATTTAAAGGAGAGAAAAATGGACGAACTTAATGGACTTGACAATACAGAGGGAAGAAGTCAACGAACCAGTAACGGAATCTAGTGAAGAGGTTACAGATGCAGCTAGACTGGAAGAGGAAAACAAAAACCTCCGTGATGGTAACAGTAGGCTTGGGAGAGAATTTAAAGCGTATAAGGAAGATAATGAGGACAGATATAATACCTACTGGATAAGATATCTGAAATAAAATATCAATCTCCTCCCTCTGCTGAAAAAGAAGATGATTTATTTGATCTTGGTGGTAGTATGATGATGATAGTGTTATGATAGTAAGCGTATGGAAAAAATGGTAGAAGCCAAGGTTCAAAAAATGGAAGAAGAAAGATCGAGAAAAGAGATAAGTATATAGGTGATTATTCAAGAGCCGTTCGTGATATGGGGATGGAAGAAGACCCTCAAACATATGAAGCTATTTTAAAATCAATGGAAGGACTTCCTGGTTATTCGGAGAATGGAAAACTTGATGCACAGAGAAACTATGAAATAGCGGAAAGGAATTATTATAAAGGTATGTATAGACAAACACAAAATCCAACAACTGCTTTCCAGGACAGAAAGCAGGTGGTGCAGTTGGTGGTTCTACCGCCATGTCCAGTAGAACCGCTGGCGAACCCGATATAGCGGCTGCGCTAAATGCCGAACATGTTCAGGCATATATGAAGCGTAGAAAAAAAGACGAGAAATTTGTTAAGAAGGCGATGGCTAATAAGTCGCCAATGTCGGGGACTATGAAGTTATGAGAGTAGCGAGACGACAACCAAAAGCACGAAAACCTAGACGACCAAGAGATAGCCGTACTATCCCGATTATAGACGAAACGAAACAGGGAAATGGTCGCTACTATCACTGCTTTAATTGTGGTTTCACATGTAATGACAAGAGGGACACATTAGGAGATGAATCAACACCTAATGGGGTCGTATTGCAAGACTTTGCCGTAGAAACAACACAGACACAGCAAGCCAGAGAAGCTCTGGCAGGACCTGGAACTATGTTCAGTGATAGCTCTGATGGTGCATGGACTGATACATCAGATACTACCTGGGAAGTGATAGGGACAACCCTCAAGATATATCCAGAACCTGGAGTAAATGGTTCGGATAGTCCGAGTGAGTATAGAGGGGGAGGTCTACCAGCAGCCAGTCTGATGCTTGGCGGTATAACTCTTAAGCAAAAAACACCCATTATGAGGTCTGATTCGAGTGGTAATCCTGTTGAGCCCGTTCATTACCACACGGTGTCAGTACGTGGAGGCTGCCCTTTATGTGGCAGTTTTAACTGGCGAGGTGATTATTAATTTAACATTTGTTTAGGGAGAAGAACTCATGGAAGTTGTAGATTTAAAAGACGAACAGTGTTCGTGGTTTCCTATTTCAGGAAATGCGGATACTGTATATGTTGGACAGCTAGTAAAATGGAGCGAAGATGGTGGCGTGGAAAATGCTGGTCAGGCTAGTGGTGCTTTTGATACCACTAGTAATGTTGTATTGGCTGGTATTGTTGTTGGTGTTAATGATATAGACCAAACTTATGATTCTACTTACAAGACTATATCTATGTCAGGATTAACTGATAACAGTGACACACAGTCAACACAAAACGCCAGAAAGTATTTTGGTCAGGAAGGCATGTGGAGTAAGGGCGACAAACAACCATTGGTTGAGGTTGCATTGATAGACAACACTACTAGGATTAAAGCTCCTATTTATAGTGGTTCATATGGCAGTGCTCTTAACTTACAGACCGTAACTACTGGTTCTACTACTGGTTTAGGTTACACAGCAAATGTTTCTGATATGACAGGTATAGCTAATAACTGTACTTCTTATTGTCGTACAGGTGCGAATGCTGGGTTGTATAGAGTATCTGATGATACTAGTACAACAGCTGTTACTTTTGACCATTCATTTCCGCATGATATTGCGGTTGGTGATACGTTTGCAAGGGTCAATGTGACTCCAGGCCACTGTGCAATGCAGACTGGCACAGAAGCTATTTATATTGAGAATGATGATGCATGTGCCACTGATGGATGGGGTATTATAGTTGAGCATCTTGATCTCAGGGCTGCTGGCAAGGAACACGCTGTATTTAGATTTATACCAAGACACTTTGGTGGTGTAGATTGATTTTAACATTGATTAGATAGGAGACATAAGATGGCGAATCCATTAACGAGTCCTGCATTTGTGAAAATGTTGCAGGAGGACTTGCGTGAAGTTGAAGATGACGCAAGGAAATATAATGATTTAAACAGTAAAAAGGAACAGATATTTGATGTTATTACTGATTCTACGAGAGCGTGGGAAGAATGGACATCTGTATCTGCCCTTGGCGACATACCTAGTTTCAATGGTAGGTTAACCACATTGGGGATCACTCCAGGTTACTCTACTAAGATTGAATCTAAAGAGTATGCAGCTAAAACAGTTGCAAGTAGGAAGTTGTTTGATGACTTAAAGTATGATATCCTCACTAATCTTGCAAAGCAGTTGATTAATTCTGCTTACAGGGTTAGGGATAAGAATGCTGTAGCTATTTTTGGTAATGCTACATCTACAGCGTTTGATTTCATGCCTAGTCAGGAAGAAGGAGTTGCTCTTGCAAGTAACAGTCACACGACAAAGGTTCAGGGTGTTAGCACTTCAAGTGGCTTTGATAACCTTGGTACTACTGCGTTTAGTGCGACTTCAGTAGCAGCAACAAGAATCCTTATGAGGAAGTTTAAACAGGCTAACGGTGAGAGAATTGACACTGGAGATAATTACTGCCTGTTGATTCCTGATGACTTGAACTTTAAGGCACAGGAATTAGTTAAGACAAGGTTTGAGCTTGACAGCGAGAATAACAATGTTAATATGCAGTATGGTTTATACCAGATTATTAACTGGCTGCGCTTAAGCGATTACAGTACGACAAGCTGGGGTATGTTGGATATGTCCACAATGAAGGATAACTTCAAGTGGATACAACGTGCTGACGCTGAAACCAACAACACAGTGGACTTTGATACATTTGCATTAATGACAAGTGTATATGAACGACACGCTGGAGGTTTCATTGATTGGAGAAGTTATTTCCATCACAACGTATAAGTTTAATTCTAACGGAAACTGGGGGCAGGGTTGTCCTGCTCCCACTCATCCGCTACTATTATTTATGGAGAAATAAAATGCCAAAGGCAAAGATTAAAAAGAGGAAAGAAAAAACAGTATCTGTTGATAAAGGCGAACTTAAAGAGTTGAAAGAGTGTAAAGCGATTGTTGAAGAAGCGGAGAAACAGATTGATGGTGCTCCTGCTGGAAATGTGAAAGATGATGATTATACATATTTTGCTGATTTTGATAAGGGGAGTTCTATACCAGCATGGTCATTACCCAGAAACGTTGATATACTGGAAAATGACGTGAATAAACTGGGAAATATGTTAGATAATAAACAGATTCCCATTGAAGAAATACCATATCAAAGAGCAGATTATGAACAGAAAAAGAAAAGACTTGATGAGATTAAGGCTTCTAAGCCAAAGCTTACTGGACGGCAGAAAGATAGTCTTAGTCAAAGAGAGATGAATTGGCTGGTGAAATAAACAGGGCACAATTTACCAGATTAGAAATGGAAAAAGGACTGGCAGACCCGCACGAAGAGGCACGTAGAATGACAGAACCGTGCGTACAGGTAGACAAAGAAGAGGCCAGGAGAATGGGTATAGAAGTGGATGCAAGCGGAAGGGTATCACGAAGTACAGCGGAGGGCATGTGGAAGAATATGTCATCCTTACTTGGCGACACAGCCCCGAATCCAAATGCAGAGATGTTAAGAAGTGACAGAGGGCGTTCTAAAGGGAACTCAATGGTTGTTCCTGTTAACATAGAAAACGGCAAAGTAATACATGGGGAATAAATATGGATGGAAGAGAGATGAAGTACAGGGTACAGTTAGCCCTGGATGAAGAGACGGATGGAGTTTTCTTGATGAGAAGACTATGTATGATTATATAAATGAAGGTGCACTGGAGATAGCAAGAAAGACCAATGCATTAACAGCTACTCAGTCAATAACAACAGTTGCGGACCAGACTGGTTACACTATTAATGCGGACTTCCTTTCTTTATATCTGAAGGATAAGAGCGGTGATTTCTTTATTAAGTATAATGATGGTACAAGTAATCACTTTATAAGATGGGGGTCATACGAAGATATCATTCTTTATGATGATACCACCTCTGTTCTTATTCCAAGTAATTTTAGTATTACAGATGACCCTACTCTTGATTCCAAGGTTTCAGGGACAGAGACATCTGGCGGCACAAAGAGTTCCAGTAGCGGAGAGGCAACTCTTACAGATAGTGCAGCTGATTTCAGTGATGTAAGCCCTGGTGATATTGTTCACAATACGACCGATAGTTCTTCTGGCGTAGTGGTGAGCAAGACATCATCAACCGTACTGGTTACTGCACTCTTCCCAGACGATCCTAGTGCTACTACGGATAGTGATTGGGATGCGAGCGATGCTTACGTCATACAGCCACAGGGAAGGTTTAGAATTGTTCTAAACCCTCCCCCAAGTACGGCAGGGCACACAATAACATTCTATTACGTACAGAAACCAGCCCCTGTATATTCTAATTTTGGGACATTCAGGTATCCCCAGCATCTTGATTTAGCCACTGTTAAATATGCAGCATGGTTATTTAAATATAAAGATAGAGAGCCTAGTTTTGCTGACAAACTATACCAGATGGCTGAGATGGAGATGAGGAGAGGTAAGCATGGTGTTGATAAGGCACTTGTTAGGAGTAAAGTTAGGATTAATATGTTAGCTAGGAACTGATAATGGCAAAGACAACATCAAAAGGAACAAAAAAAAATACAGACAAGGAATTAAAGCCAGTTGAAATTGGATTAACAGGAAGGCTTCTATCATCTGTTAATTCAGTGCGCTTAATGACAGGAACAACAGGTGGTAAGACAGATGCTAAGGCTGTTATTGATAACTATAAGACATTAAAAAATATACGTTATACTGATAATGGTATCCGTGGTATAAGGGGCATGACCAAGATAAACTCAACTGCCCTGTCTGCACATCCAAAGATAAGACACGTACACCAGTTTGAAAAATCACAACCAGCTGAAAATCACGTATTGGTACAGGCTTATAACAGCGGGGAAACACAATCTAAAGTATACAGGAACGATACAGCTATTCCCAGCACTGGTGACTTTACTGCAACTGCACTACACACAGATGCTTCTGGTGCAAGTAAGGGCAGGTTTTGTAATTGTTACTTAGGGAGACTTGTTTATTGTAATGGTGCGGAGACAATGGTATGGGGCGGTGATAAAGCAAGAGTATCAAACTTTACAGTATATGACCCTAATGGTACATTTTTATATGATTATACCGTACAGGTACAGAATACGCAATCTGACACAACTAATGTAGCTACGCTAAAACGTGTATCTGGTATAGGTAGTGAAACTAAGCTGTTATTACATTGTGATGGTTCAGATGAATCTACTACAATAACAGATAGTTCTCCTACTACGGCCCATACAATGACAGCGGTGGGTAACGCAAAGCTTGATACAGCTATAAAGAAGTTTGGGACTGCCAGTCTTCAGCTGGACGGAACTGGCGATTGGGTTACGGCCCCAGATGATGCAGACTTTGTACTATCAGGCGGTATATGGACATGGGAAGGATGGGTTTATTTAAACAATTTAAGCGTAGATCACGGGCTTTATTCTCAGGCTAAAAGTTCTGCCACTTCAGATTATATACGTACATATGTAGATACAAACGGAGCTATTAATCTTGATATAAAAGAGACAACGGCTGCAACAGGAACAGTCACTCTTGACTCAGGTGGAGCTGGTTCTGTAGATGGTATAACCGTGAATAGTGTGGCTATAATGTCTGGTGCTGAATCTTTTGATACTGACCTCAGTACTACAGCTACAAACGTGGCAAGTAATATAACTGCCAATACATCATCTCCTAATTACACAGCAACTGCGGATGGTGCTGTTATAACAATTACAGCCGTTACAAAGGGCGCAGCAACTAATGGATATGTAGTTTCAAGTTCAGCAACAACAATAGCAACTACGGATGTAAATATGAGTGGTGCTGTAATTGATGCTATAGTGGATTTATCCACACCTAATAGTGTTATATCTGCAACAACAGTGGACACATGTGCGTGTGCTTGAAAATGGAAATGATTATTATATATTTGTTGGGGGTATATCAAAGGCACGTGTAACCACTGCAAGTAGAACAGAATCTGTAGTAGCTTATGATTCAACCGTGTTTGTAGGGGCGGCACATGATGGTACAAGTACAACCAAACCTCTTAATGGATATTTAGACGAAGTAAGATTGACTAATACAGCACTCTCTACAACAGACTTTGATGTTCCAGCTAGTGCGTATGGTACATCAACGGCTGATGTTAATATAAGGGTTGGTGGTATCTTGCCCTTATCTGGGATCAGCTTTACCGTTTCAAATGCCAATACATCTACAGGATCATTAAGTAGTTTATTATTGGAGTTCTACTAATGAATGGACAACGGTTACCAACCTTACTGATAATACAGCTTCTGGTGGTATTCCCCTGGCTCAATCAGGAACCATTACATTTGATTCAACGGAAGATATTGCCAGGCAGAAAATTATAGATGGTGTTTTGGGGTATTGGTATAAAATAGAAATAACAGATGCTGATGCGGCTACTGCTTATCTAATGTAAAAGTGATTGAACCATTCCAGAAGTTAAGAGATTTTTGGGACGGTCAATTTAGATCGGCAGGTTCTTTTCAGTTATATGAAAACGGTATATATAAGGAAATACAAAAATGTTTTTAAAATACTTATTATATGATGATTCATGGTGGGGATGAATCAGTTATGCATTATGATGGTTTACATCTACTGAATATATTATGTGGATTTTGAGAAAGAACAAGGTTTCATGTAAGTAATACCAACCATACTAACACTACTGCAAGTACATTATACTGTTTCCATTGGAATGGGCTGACTGGATTCGGTGGAACGTTAATGAGGTACATCTACTGATTTATATCATTGCAAATCAGGATATATAACATGGAATCCGTGAGAAATACGATTTAGAAAGAGAAAACAAAGAGACCCTCTATATTATTATACAATATCATGGAGTCAGGTTTCATGGAGATGTTCTCTTTATCACTTATCAGGTATACAGTACAAAACCACTTGGAATTATACATTCCCTTTATATGCACAGGGAAGAACTTTCCTGTTTGGTGACCAGGCTGATAGAAAAAACAGTTGTATAGTTTCTGCCCTTGGAACCCTTAATAGTTTTTCAGGTTCAGATTCAGGAGACGGACTTGTTTTTGGGGATGACACTGAGGTAGTTGCTGCTGCTGAGATATTTGTTAATATTAATATAGGCGTAACAAGTAACCTGTTAATAGCAAAGGCAGGTGCTATGTATCTGCTAACTGGAACAGCCCCAGAAGACTGGACTATTACACAGGTGGATAATAATGTTGGGTGTTCTGCTCCGCATACATTTAAAGCAAGTCCTGTCGGGCTGGAGTTTGCCCCTTTACAATCACAACAGATTGTTATGTGGCAATCATCAAACGGCATAATGATGTATGATGCTTCGTCTGTACATATAGTCTCTGCTTCTATAAGTAATTATTTTGACCAGACAAAATCGGAATCTATAAACCTTAGTAAGGTGGCAGATAGTTATGGGTTCTGGGATAACACAAACGGAGAATATGAGTACCACTGGTTATTTGCATCAGGGTCTTCTACTACACTTGACAAGGAGTTGGTGTTTGATCTAAGAAGACAGAAGTGGTTTGAGATTGACAGGGGCAGTAGTAATAGATTACAATGCGGGCTTGATGTTTCTACCACAAGCGGTGCACATTACAGTTATGGTGCAACTGGTTCTGGATACCTACAGAGACTGGAAAACGGAACTGCGTTTACGGGAGATGGAGGGTCTATAACATACGAGTTTGAACTTGGGGATTTACCTGTTTCTTCTGATATAAATATAGAGAGCGTAATAAGATATATTAGGTTGGTCATGGTGGCCAAAGGAACAACCTCCAGTACGGTTACAGTAACACATTATGGTGATATGAACCAGACAGGGAAAACAGTTACCCTTTCTCCTTCCAAGTCAGGGTATGATTCAACAATGCCAGCCAGTAGTGTGGCTGGCTCTACATGGGGAAGTCATGTGTTTCACAGGTTAAAGTTTACAATCAGCACTGATGATGAGACAATAGGATTTGAGCCGCTCTGGGTTAGCGGTCTTTATGAATTAAGTAGATTAAGATTGAAGGATTAAAGGGGGATATAATAAATGGCAGGATTAGGATTACAAGAAGAGTATAAATCAACAATGACAGGAGGCTTGGGTCCACAGGCTGAACAGCAACTTGCAAAGACTGCTGCCAGGCAACGGTTTAGTGCTAATACTAATTTTGGTGAAACCGCCAGAAACCAACAGCTTCAGTCAGAACTTGCAGCTGCACATAAAGAGCAGTCTGACAGGTTGTTCAGATACAAAGAGCTGGCACAGAGGCAAGACATGGCAACTGAAGCTCAGAGGCAATTTGATGTATCAACACAACAGCAACAGGCACAGTTTAAATCACAACAGGAGTTTGATTATAACCAGCTGAGAAGAAGCCAGGGCGACTGGATGGGAAGAATTTTCGGTAAATAATGAAAGAGCTTAATGTAATTAAGACACCATATGAAGAGTTCTGTGGTAACCTGCATCTTAAAGAAACAGATGAACCCGACTTTATATATACATGTGATTTAGATGATGAATATATAGGGTTTATGATTGCGTATAAGCATAACAAAGAGTGTATATATCTTCAGTATGCGGCATTTGATGAAAAGTTCAGAGGTTATTATGCACCAATATTGTTTAACAGGATTATAGATAAGGTACTTGATGAATATAAAGGTATTATATGCAGAATAGAGAATACAAACATTAAGGCTATTAAGGTGGCTCTTAATGCTGGATTTTTAATAATAGGAACTAGGTTTGACGGTGATTTATTCGTTGAATTAATGAAGGTTAGAGGGGGAAAGTAACAATGGCAAAATTTATTGATTTTAATGCGCCAGCACCACAAAGACGTGGACGTGGAGGTGGAGGTGGAGGTGCACCAGGGGGGTAGTTCCTCAACATTTAATATAATAGGCGACTTCTTTGAAGGAGTTACCACCAATAAAAGCGTAAAAAGTTTACGAAGATGAAAAGCTGAGGATAGAAAAACAAAGGAGCATACAGCTGGCAGGGATAATGAATGAGTATGATGAAGCAAATAAAGATGCTCTTGATGTGGATGCTAGAAAAGCATATATGGATAGTATAAGTAAGGGCCTCAGTGGTGATCCTGACGCTTCACCAGAGGCTGCTACCGCCATAGCTACTTACGGTAGTAAAAATCCTGGTAGTGTGGATTTTGAAACCATACCAACGGGTCCTGATACTAAATTAGGACGGTTTGCACAATTCGCATCTGACGTGCTTAGTGGTGGGTCTAGCGGAGAGGACTTTACAAAGATAAGGAATCTAGTCGGCTATGGAACCAAGAAATTCAAGATCAACTTGACCAGGATAGAACTATTTGGAAACAGCAAAAGGAAACAAGGAGACCGCAAGGCATAACATAGTAGACGAAGAAATTTCAAGAACACACGCAGCGGAGTCATTGCTGAATCAAGAAAAAATGTTGACTATCGCTAAAAAAAGTCTAAAGAAGGAAGATATTACCATGCAGACTGTCCAACTGCAGAATGCTTTTGCAAAGCGGGTAGATCAAGCGGAACAAGAAAATATACCAATATTTAGCAAAGAGACAGTCAAAGCCTTCGGGCTTGAAATGAATTCCGAGACTGGTGCAGTAGAAGTCGTATCACCAGGGGGAAAGGTATATAAAACAGACATGGAACGACTACAGGGTATGATTAAACAAATTCAGCAATTTGATACCAATGCTACTGGGCACTCCATAAGGGATGTTTTAGGGAGTCTAGAGATAGGAGCTGTTAATATGCCCAGTTTTATAAGGGTCTTGAGCAATTTACACGAATCAAGTAAGATAGCAGGACAAAATCTTAAAGAGGGTTTTATAGACCCTCTCAAAGACAAGTGGCTTAAGGATATACCAAAAGAGGAAAGAACCCTGGAGAGGTTAAAGGATGTACTTGAGGCAGGTGTTGATACAAAATCAAGCTTGCAAGAAAGTTTAGATTTTGTGAATGAAGCTATACTCCATAGAGATGTACGTGAGAATACTGATGTATATATAGACAGACTTCAGAATCTGTCTAATAGGTGGAACCTTCTACAAGTCGGAGGAACTGGAGATACTCCCGAACAGAATGGATATCTTCGTAGGATACAGAAAGTTTTTAATAATACACCTGGTTCTGCCAAGGAAAAATGGACCCAGGCAGGAATACAAGAAACAGAATCTATAGTTGCTCTTTTTAAACAAAAGGGTGGTCTAGACTTTGCGTCATGGGATATGTATCGGAGACTTACGGATAAAAGCTATGTGGATAAAAATGGTTTACCCCTCTATATAGATGATGGTGTGATTGAAATAGCATTCGCATATACTACCGAAAAAGAACATCAGGTACAGGCAGTAATAGGAGGAAGAGGAGTGAGCGGGATGGCTGCACCAGCTAGAAGAGAATGGTGTAAGATGATGGTTATTAACTATCAAAAAAGATTAAGAGAAGAGGAGCTGGCATTAACAGGAAAAACACCTCAAGGTGAGGTGATTAATGACTTGAGAGAAAAGATTGATGAACCAAAACGCCATAATACAAGACATAATGAGTCAGAAACCCACTAGTGGTGGTAAAAGTAAGACAGTTATAAGAACTCCTGGGCAGCGGACAGGAAAAGCGTTGAGAGGGGGACAACAAGTGACACCCTTTGATAAAGAAGATACTTTGGTGCCACAAATCATTCAAATATATTAGATGGATATGGAGGCGGTAAGGCTGAATATGAACAATACACGGATGAAGAAATAAAAGCTCGGAAAAAAGAGGAAAAAGTCCCCCACCCAGTAGGAGGATTCTTTTAAGGATATTACAAAATGAGAACTTATCAACAGATAATACAACGTGCAATAGACAGAGATGAGCTTGACAAGCTTAGTCCGTATGAGAAGAGTTTATATAAGTTAGGGATAACTGCGGACATTTTCAATAAACCAATGTTATCGGCCCCTGCCAGGGTCCCAGACCCCCCTGAATATTACAGGGACAGTAAAACAGGGGAATTAATTCGGGGAGACGTAAACCAAAGAACAGGAAAAATATTGGCCCCTGAAGGTAGTATTCGTTATGGGAATGTATTAAGCGATGCGGCCCGTGATAAGAAGGGTATATATAAACAGTACTCGCCTCTATTTGATAGAAACAAACCACTTGTAAGGGACGTGGGCGAATACGTGATTTCTGATAAAGATGTACGTACTGAGTACGATCCGACAGATGGTAATTGGATTAAAACACGGAAGCAGGGATGGTTAGGCGATCAAAAGGGGTGGGATGGCAATCTTGTACGTGATTATTCATGGCTTTCTGATATAAGAATAAATGGTATCCAGATGAGTATGCCACTAATTACCGAAAAAACAACTGGAGATGAGTTAAGCTGGCTACTTAGCGGAAAAGAGCCAACAAAAGATATTATAGATAAAGCTAACAAGTTTGCAAGAGATCGTATAATGAGGGGGTTGAGTCCCTTAAAGGTGGAAGAGGAGCATCTAAACTTACCCCTATCCAGTCATATACAGAGTTTAAAATAGAAGAAAAAGGTGAAATATCTACTAATAAAGTAGCTGCACTTCTCAGGGGCCTTGGAGAGGTATAACAACTGAACTGCCCCGTATGACGGGCGAGGCATGGAAGTTTTTAGGAGCAGGGCCAGCAGGCAATGCGCTGACAGAATGGGCAAATAAACAGTCTAAGAATCTATGGGGGTCAAAACCTGAGTATGATGAATTTACCAGGTGGTTCTATGAAGCGGGTAAAATAATACCTACATCAGCTGTTCCTGGTGGTATCAGCCTTACTGGTGCAAGAATATTACTTTCGATAGGGCTTAGATTAAAGCATGTTCAGAAAACACTTAAAACTGTGCATAATCTAAAGGCATCATATCAAACACAAAGGCTTGGCACTAAACTTTCAAAGAATATAAAATTGCCAAGAAACAAAAAAAAGCTATGCAAGATGCTTACCATTCAGTGCAGGTAGATAATGCAACAAAGGTGCGAATGGCCAGAAGAGATTTAAAGACAGCACAACACATGGTAAACCGTGTTACTTCAGCATCAGTAGGAGGGTTCTTTGGCTTTCAGCAGCACAACATACTAAAGAAATTACCTGGGACAGAATACGTATGTTGGAAGACCAGGGGGATTTTAAAGGGGCAAATGCTCTCAGGAAAACACTATCATGGGCACCTTTTATAACGGGGCTTATTGAGGGTACTGGTGAATACTTCGGAACCAAGTATCTGGCAAAACTATTCATGGTGTCTACAGCCGAAATAGGAGCCAAAACAACTACTGGATGGCTGACAGATCTTATATTGAATATGGGAAGGGTTGCAGGCGTTGAGATGGGAACTGAGGCTGCCCAGCAAGCTGGTATAGCCACTACAGAAAAGCTGACTGGTATCAGGCCAGAAGCTGAAATATTAGCAGAAGTTGTCAGTGTTCTTGGGCCTGCTGCCGTAGCAGCATTCCTCTTTGCTGGTGCCAGTGGTGTTGGTAACTATCCCCGTGCACGGAAGTCTATAGAGCATTATCAAATAAAGCAGAAGGAAAAAGATGATAGACAAAAATATGCGCTGGAAACCAAGATGATGAAGAAAACATTTGATTCTTACGCATCTAATACTACTCCTGAATTAGCAGCGGCATTAGAAGGTAAGGGTATCAATACAGGAAACTGGGTTGATTATATAGCAAAGATAGCTGAGGGTTTACCTGAAGAAGAGTTTGAGGCAACAGTACGGTCGTATATGATTTGGACACTTGCTAAGATTGAGAGGCGTGGTATACAAAACGAACAACAGTTAGCGGCTGATATAATACAAACTGAAGCATCAAAGGTTGAAGGACATACAGAGGCATCATTCCTTGATTATATAGGGTGGGAAATGGAAATGTTGCTTGCTAAACAACATTCAATACAACTAGAAAATAAGAAGGGGGAGGCACGGGAACCTGCTGATGTAAGAAAGGATATAATATCTTACTATGATAAAGAATTTCCAGATGCGAGGACTACATTAGAAGAAGGAGTGGATGTAGAAGTGGATCACCTTATCCAGAAACAAATAACGAGGAAAGAGAAAAAATTTACTTTCGATGTCCATAAATATTTAACAGCGGAGAATGACTTTACGATTGAAGATCTAAATAAAATGGCCCATGACGTAGAATTAATCCGTAACGATGAAGATATAATGTCTAAGGGGTGGAGTAATACCCAAATATACGATAAAATATTCTTGGCAAGTTTACTAGGTGGTAAAAACAAAAGACGTGCCAGCATTGCAAATATGATGAAGACGGTTGACCCATCTCTTAGTGAAATAAAAGGGGATATTATAGATGGACATCAAGAAAAATATGCGACTGCACTTTACAGACATTTTATGAACAAGCCGATAGAGTTTAAAAAGGTGGTGCAGGCTCTTATAGATCAGGACTTACTACTATATAATATAACAGATGGTGGTTTACATGTACCTATTTATGATAAAAAACCTGCTATTACTGCAGAAGAAGCTGCTCGAAATGCTGCTGACTATGCTCTTAGGATAATGAAAATCAGGATCAGGGTCGGTGAGGTGCTTGGACTTGAACACCCTGGGTTTTTAGAACTAGGGTCAGCTTTATATTTTTTGGCAGATAATTCGTTTATTGATAACTACTCCGATTGGGAAAACATCATAAGTGAACAGGACAGTATATTTATATCACGGGGAATTTCGCCTTACAAAGAAGGGCAACAGCCAGGAAGGTCTGTAAACAAGATCCAGATTAATAATATAATCAAGGATTTTATTAGAATATCCAATGAAGAATTAGAAACAAACGTGGTGGTTTCACCAGCGAAGGTTATGACTACTACTGCTGGAACGAGGATGACAAGAGAAAATTATAATTTGTTTAGTGATTACGTTTTTATACAAATGCAGGAGAGAATGGAATCTCTTAAGGAGGAAGGTAAGGATGGTCCGAGGTTGGACAAGGTTCATGCATTCACCATGGCTATGGATTTATTACATCAATCCTTAGAGGCTGATAGTAATATGAAAGATATATTGATTACTGAGGACGGAGATGTTAAGCCTTGGGGTCAAGTACCAAAAAAGAATGGAAGAAATTTCTGCAATATCATAGGGACTGGTATATAGCTAATCGAACAAGAACGGTTGATGGTGAGTAAAGCTGCCAGCTAATGATACTATAAAAAATCACTTCTTTAAAATTGCTGAATTTTTTCACGTCCATCTTGGGTGGGAAGACAAAGATACAACCCTGCTAAAGCCGCCGTTAAGGCGATTGTGCAGGTTGTGACTACGGTTAAAGTGGCTGGAAAAAGACTTCATCCTACTGGTGTATCAAACCAAAGTAAGATATTGGCTATTGAAACCATGACCACTCGAAAAACATGGGAAAAAAACAAATCCATTAATAATGCCCGTGCTCATTTTCTAGCAATCAGGGACCTTTAGCTTCGATGATATACACGGGCTCAGGTGTAAGAGCAACTGAAAACAATCCTACCTGGGCGAGTCTTGTGTCTAATATTGCTGGTACTAAGGCTGAGATTGATATTGCAGCATCAAAGAGTGTAAGACAACAAGGTAGAGAGGCAACAATATCACATATTAAAGAACTTAAAGCGGCACTGAAAATGTATTATGATGCCCTGAGTCAGCTTTTATCAATAGATAATGATTTACTAAATGATGTAAAGTTGCTTGAGGGTGCTGGTAAAAAACAACCTGCAAGGAAAAACCAATTACAGGGGAAACCAGATGCAGCCCCTAATGTACTCTTTATAGACTTTACGGTTTCAAAGGATGGCAAAGCAAGGCTTATTAATGAAGTACTTAGGAGTGGGGATAGGTCATATAAGCCCGATGCTATGAAGAAAAACCTAAAGGCTAGTTATCAGAAATCTATTCTTCTGCTTTTAAGAAGAAAAAATCTTACCAATGAAGAAAGGGATGAATTAGAAAAATACCTCGAACTGTCAGAGAATTTTGTCCAACATGGATATCGCCATGTGTTTATATATGAATTATTAGCAGCAGGTGGGACTCTAAGCAGGTTGCAGCCTTTGTTGGTCATATAGGAACTGATATAAATACGGCATATATTACCGAAGTTGTACAAGAGCTGAAAGATTTTAAACAGAAAAGAGACGACTGGATGACTGATGTGGGTATCAGGGGCCAAAAATCAGTAACAATAAAGCCAGATGGAATTGAAAACCTAATTAAAAATTTTAGGGTTCTTGACTTATTGGGCACCACGAATAACGCTCATCTTATCGCTCCTTCCATAAGCTGGTTCAGGGATGAAAGGAATTTTCATAGCAAAAACAGTAAAGGAAAACTTATATATGTTTATCGTGAGAGCGGAATTCATAGTAAAGCTTACGAAGTATCAGAAGAGAAACTCTCTGAAGTAACTGCCTTGCCGTTAGAGTTTAGGATGTTGAAAGAACAACTAAGCAAGAAAAGTCCTAGTTTGATGTCCGAAAGTCAATGGAATTCTTATAAAAACAAACTCTTCGGGAAGGACTATGTTAAAACTGAGGCTAAAGTTGAACCCGAAGCTAAGAAGTAAACCTAAACAAAACAAAGAGTAAAGTAATAGAATCTAAAGAAAAACAACGGAAGTTAATAAAAGACCTTAGTCCAAAAAGACAACTGCTGCATAAATATAAAAACGCTATAGAGAGGGCCGTTGAGCAAAACAATCTCAAAAAAACATCAAGAAATCAGAAACAACTTATTGATGATATTATTAATATCATAAATAATATGTTAGAGACTTCAGGAAGTATAAGTAAAGCTAATACGGAGAAGATGAAAGGTGCATTAAATGCCCTAGAAAATACACAGCATCGTATAACCAAAGATAACGCAAATACTTTGGATACTTTTATACAAACCACCATAGACAAAATATATTATCATATAAGAATAAAACAGGATATAGTTAATGG